GTCAACCACCGTGGTATACGGTTATGAGATTTATGGAATTTCTAGGATTGGAATTAGTCCTCCAGGCCGACACTATTTTCATCAGAAAAATACATAAAGAAGAAGTACAAAGTTAAATAAAATCATAAATAATATCACAGAGTAATACGTTTTGTGATATAATGATTCTACTACCTACTACAACGGAGAATAAACATGCCTAGACGACATATAGAATACAAAAAAAAATATATCATCGATACAAAAGTATTGAAAGCATTGAGAAAAAAACACTTTGCAACGCAATCGAAGTTTGTAAAACATGTGAATTCAATCTACAAAGATGATCCTAAAAAATTAGACTTTGTAATTTCGCTTTCTCATTATAAACAGATTGAAAGTCAGCCTCATAAGCTTGTGAAAGATACAGTTTTAGAAGTGTTTGCAAAAGTGTTTGATTGTACTGTAGCAAATCTTATATATTCTGGTCCGGAGGAAAATAAGACTTTTGATATAGTAGAACAAGCTGTGCAAAATGTTGTAGATACTGAAAATCATATTGTTGGTACTTGGCTAGAAACACTGGTTGATAAAACAATACGATTAGAAGAACGTATTGAAAGACAAACGAAGTTGATTGAAAAACAGAATAGCGAAATACAACGATTAAACGCAAATATAAATATTGTTCTGAATCGTGAAAGAACAGCTAGAAAGACGAATGATGATAAAGAAGTAATATCAATACCGAAAGAAGATATCATTAAGTATCTATTGAAAAATAATATGATAAACATAACGCATACCTCATAATGTGTTATAATAATTAAGAATCTTAAATACGGAGATAAACATGAGTAATGTAGCAAGTGATGAAGTAAGATATAACTGGATCGATTCGTTGACTTCGAGGCCAAACCTATCACCGGAACAAAGTGAAAAATTGAGAGTTTGGATTTGTGGTGAAATGAGTAAATATATCGGATCTAGAAAAACGTATCTATTAAAGAAGATCGTCAAAATGTATCCATCTCTAGTTTCAGCTGTCATGCTTGATTTGGCGGTGATAGTACAACGTGAAGAGCTGAAGATACTTCGTAGAGAGCCTGGAGGAACACGTTGCGATTGTTGTGATCAATACGTTAAAGAATACAAAAGAAAAGTATCAAAAAACATGTGTGTATTCTTACAGAGTCTCGTATTTCTATCAATGAAGTCAAAGAGTCAGGGAAAAGGTGAATATATTCACTTCAAAGAATGTGATTATCATAGTCATGACTATCCCTATGTTGTTCATTGGGGACTAGCTGAGCGTTCTGAAGAAGAACAAGGAATGTATAGACCTACTGATCTAGGAATAAAGTTTGCGTTTGGTAAATGCGAAATTCCGAAGTTTATCTATACATACAACAATCATAAGACTGGAACAGACAAAACCGAAATGGTTAAGATAACGGATGTTCATAGTGAACGATTTGATCTAGAAGAAATGCTATCAAGTGTAGTAGAAGAATCAAATGTTATAGAATTACGAGCTTCTGAATGATAAAACTCGGAAGTTTATTCTCTGGAATCGGTGGTTTTGAAATGGGTTTGAATAAAGCTCTATCTTTCAAAACCGCTTTTCTATGTGATAACGATAAAGCTAACATATCATTATTATCAAAAAGATTTAACGATATACCAATATATGATGATGTAAAGAATATCAATAAAAAAACTGTAGATATGGATATAGATATTTTGTGTGGTGGGTTTCCTTGCCAAAATATTTCTATTGCAAATACTTCTACTCGACACGGTCTAGCTGGAGCCAAATCCGGCCTTTGGTTTGAAATGGTAAGAATCATAGAAGAATATAGGCCGTCTATCGTAGTTGTGGAAAATGTTCCGAATATCAGAAGTGTATGCTTGAATGAAGTGTTGATTACGTTGCATAACATCAATTATTCTGTTGAATGGGTAACGATATCGGCTGAACAGCTCGGTGCTCCTCATTTGCGTAGACGTTGGTTTGCCGTTGCATATCCGAATCATGATAGAGAATTAGATTATTCTTTTGAAAGAAATATAGAAATGAAAGAATACTGGAATGAAGATCCAAGTGTATTTGAAATGATACCAACAAATGATATTGAAATTAAGTTACGCAACAAGCATAGAACGAGAATTGAACAGCTTGGAAATGCTATCGTGCCGGCATGTAGTGAGCTGATAGGACTTTGTATAAAAGATAGTTTTCTGATATCTGGAAATAGATCCGTATTTCCGAGTAAAGCAAAACTAAACGCTCGAATCAAAGATAATAGAATAATTAGCGATCAGCTGAATCTATGGAATACAGACAATGAATATTCAGAAATACTACCACAGAACGGCAAAATGTTGAATGGTGTTCTATATGAATCAAATACAATATCATATACATTAGAACGCAAATATAAAAAATCGTACTTCACCCCTTGCAAAGCTGACGGAAAAAGATTGAGTCATTGTGATTCTACTATGACTTTTGATACGTTGTTATATTCTATGCTTAGAAAGTTAGGAACTACTGACGAGGATCGAATAAAATACAAGTACATGGTGAATCCAAACTATGTAGAGTATATGATGAACTTCCCACATGATTGGACTAAAAATGAAGCCTGATTTTAAGAAGCTCAAAGCAAAAGCGTATTATGATAAAGAAGTATTAAAGCGATTGAAACAAAATCATAATTTGCAATACAATAAAGTCATAGATAACATTATTACAAAACACTTTGGAGATATGAAAATGAAACCTAGAATATTGAGTAGAGTAGAACAGAACGGTCACATGACTTTTGAAAGAGGTCAGTACAATCTAAATATAATCGGTGTTAGATCGATAACGAGAGAAGCTAACAAGTTTGATGATTGGCTATATGTCGTTTACAAGGATGAATCTGATGAATGGGTGCAGTTGAAATTTCAGATAACAACAGATCCAGGCCTCTATCACTTGCAGAATCCGAGTAGAGTTGAAGGTACAGCTATTCTGGTAGCAGGTCAATATAGAAGTAGTCATAAGTTAGGACTTCACAGAGGTAAATATGAAGCTCTTACACAAGTTGGAAAAGTTAGAGTATATCGTGACAATACCAAAGATCGAGAAATAGATCTTGAAGCTGAAACATATCAAAACGGTTATTTTGGAATCAATATCCACCGATCAAATGCTACTAGAGAATCAACACAAGTAGATAAATGGTCAGCCGGATGTCAAGTTTTCGCTAACCCAAATGAATATAATATGTTTATATCGTTGTGTAAGAGATCAGCTGAACAATGGGGTGATACGTTTACATATACTCTATTAGAAGATTAGGAGATCAACATGTCAACAGACGAAACAAGTCAGAAACGCAGACATGAAATATTTCATGGTGATTGTTTAGAACTGATGAAACAAACGCCCAACAATACATATACAGCTATCATATCGGACCCGCCTTATGGCCTATCGTATATGGGTAAAAAGTGGGATTATGATGTTCCTAGTATAAAACACTTTGAAGAAATGTTGAGAATCACAAAGCCTGGAGGCTATGCTCTTATTTTTGGGGGTGCAAGAACCTTTCATAGAATGGCGGTAAATATGGAGGATGCTGGTTGGCAGCTTCGAGATACAATAATGTGGTTATATGCTTCAGGGTTTCCGAAGTCAATGGATATATCGAAAGCAATAGATAAAGATAAAGGCTTGAAACGTGAAGTCATAGGTAGAATTCAAGTCACAGGAACGGCTAGAGCTTCATCCATACAAGGAACGAAAGCAGCTGAAAGTGGTTATGAAGTACATAATACAAGTATTGAAATAACGAAACCAGCTTGTGAAGAATCAGAACAATGGGAGGGATACGGAACAGCTCTGAAACCGGCCTTTGAACCTATAATCATAGCTATGAAAGCAGTAGATAAGAACTATGTAAATAATGCCAAAGAACACGGTACATCTGGAATCAATATTGATGAATGTAGGATCGGTGAAGATATCAATCGAATAGAATATTGTGAAGAAAAGAAAGACGAAAATAATGGAGAAATACCATATTTTGTTGATACTCATGCTTTGACTCGAGCGAGATGGCCTGCAAATGTAATACATGACGGGTCCGAAGAATGTAGAGATATATTTCAAGAACACTTTAGAGCTTTTTTATGTAGCAAACCGACCAAAGAAGAAAAAGAACAAGGGTTGGAACACTTTATAGGAAAGAAAGGTCATGACGTAGCAAACAGAAAAGAAGGAAGTGCCGGCATGAATAATCCAGCTGCCGGTCGTAGAGGTGCAAAATATAAAAACACTCATCCAACAGTAAAACCCTTAAACTTGATGAAATATCTGGCTACACTGGTGAAAATGCCAAATGACGCTAGTTTTATACTAGACCCTTATTGTGGTAGTGGTTCTACAGTTGTAGCTTGTAGAACAATAGGAATCAGAGCACATGGTTTTGAACGTGAAGAAGAATATGTTGCAATAGCACGAGCTAGAATAGATCAACCGTTAGAAGGTGAATTTAAGAAGTGGACTTGGAAAAAAGTAGATAAACAAATGAAACTATTCTAGAGGCCAACATGATAAACATATATAATAGAGATTGTTTATTGGCTATGAAGTCAATGGATACAGACCAATTTGATCTAGCTATTGTCGATCCGCCTTACGGAATGCTCCAGGCCGGTATGCAAATGGGTGGAAAAAAAGGATCTTCTTTTGAACGTAGAGAAGTAAACAAATGGGATATAAAACCACCAAAAGAATATTTTGATCAGCTGTTTCGAGTATCAAAGAATCAGATTATCTGGGGTGGTAACTACTTCGATCTACCACCGACACGAGAATGTATTTGTTGGGATAAAAGGAATTGTATGCCGTCTTTTTCACGTTGGGAAATGGCGTGGACTAGCTTCAAAGGTGTAATGAAAATGTATGAACATAGAAGTCAAAATCCAAATAGAATTCATCCAACACAAAAGCCGGTAGCTCTATATATGTGGCTACTTAATACTTATGCAAAGCAAGGATATAAGATCCTAGATACGCATATTGGGTCTGGCAGTATTGCAATAGCTTGTCATGAGCTGAAGTATGATCTTGAAGGTTATGAAATAAATGAAGAATACTATCAGAAAACAATACATAGATTAGAAGAACATCAAAGACAATTAAAACTCTTTTAATTTGCATACTAAATCATTTTGTGTAATACTTAAATTGTTCGTTGACAAAAACAGCCAAGCAATTTCCCTTCTCCGTTGTTAAAGTTTTAGGGGATTTGCTTTTGAAAGGGTGACTCATTTCGTTGGTTGCCCTTTCTTCTTTTTGTCAGAAAGTGACCGACAAAGATAACACTCTTCATGTTATGAATAATTAACAAGGAGAATGAACAATGAACATAACAGAATATCAAACCGTAATGAATAGATATGAAGATAGCGAACGAATCAAACAGATCGGTCCAGCTTGGACTTTTACAAATAGCGAATTCGTTGAACTAGGTTGTAAAAGAAAATGGTCGTATGGCTATTTGATGAATATAGCAACAACAGAAAAAGGAGATGCCCTCTTATATGGAATCGTTTGGCATGTAATAATGGAACATGCGTTATTAAGAATGAAAAACACAGATAAATGTATAACGAAAGAAGAAGCTCTGGAACTGATTGAAATTGTAGGTAGAAAGTCTTTTGAAGAAGAACGTGAATCAATACAAGTAATCGAAGAAGCTAAAGAAGAATGGATAGAAAACTGTTTGGATAGAATGAAAAGAGCTATCGTAGGCTGGTGCGATCATTGGGCCATACTTCATAAAGAATACGAAATCATAGCAATAGAGCAAACTCTAGCCAGGCCTATACTTCATCCTCAGACCGGTGAGGTCTATAGTCCAAAGACATATATGATAGAAGTTGATGATTGTTTGTATCCAGCTGGTATCAACAAAGAACGCTCCAATTTGATTGATGTATCTATACCATATTGGAAAGTAGGAAAAGCTGACGCTATACTTCTCAAACGTGGAACAAAATCGCTTTATATACTTGATCATAAAACAACATCACAACCTAATTCATACGAACGAAAGTTTTTGTTTGATATGCAGTTATCTGGCTACTGTTCTTTACTTGATTACGAAATCAAACATGGAGATATGACGTATTTATCAAAATATGAAGTCAAAGGCGTTATTTGGGATCTATGCCATAGTAAAGTGCCAAAACCACCGGAACCGTTGAAGTCCGGCAAACTATCAACAGCTAAGGCCAAACTTGTTCCGAGTTGGATATATGAAGAATCTATAATCAAATATGAATTAGATAGAAGTGATTATGAAGAACATTTGGAAATGCTAAAGACCAAAGCAGATCCAAACTACTTCTGTTTTTTGATTACATCAATCAATGAAAATGATATGATACGATCTGCATTAGAAGATTATAGTACAGCTTGCTCTATGCATGAACTGAAAACAAAACTTATCAATACCGATAATATCACATTTCAATATACAGCTTCTAGGTATCCTATATGCCAACAATATCTCAATTGTAAATATAGTTATTTATGTCAACCGAATGTAGCAATCGAAGATATAAATGAAACAATAAAGTATAAAATATATTGGAAAAAGATTGAAAATAATACAGATTATGATATAATTAACTCAGACCAATTAGGTCTACCTTTCTAATTCAACGGAGAAAAAATATGTCTTTTAAGATAGAAAAAGCTTCCAAAGCTTCATCCAATGCACCGATCAAAGCTTTGCTTTATGGTGATTCTGGAGCCGGAAAAACAACCCTAGCAGTTACAGGGCCTGGACCGGTGTTAGTATTACTTACAGAACGGCAAGCGATTACATCAATCAATGCGAGTAATCCGGAAGCTGATATTATTTATGTCAATACAGCTCAAGATGTAAGAAACGTAGTAGGTGCTTTGAGGAATGGCGATAAGTCACTAGCAAAATATAAAACGTTAGTAGTCGATTCTTTGACAGAAACACAAAGACTAATTCAAGACGATATCTTGAAAAAAGCTAGAAGAGATACAATGCAATTGCAAGATTACGGAAAACTTGCAGACGCAACAAAAGGCCTTATCAGAACATTGAGAGATCTACCTATCAACGTCATTTGTACCGCCCTTATGGAACACGATAACGAAGAAGCTACTGGAAAACGTCATTATAGTCCTATCTTTATCGGTAAGAAAACCGGTCGTGAAATCGCTCAATGGTTCACTATAATAGGTTATTTATATCGTAGAGATGTAAAAGAAGAAAACGAACGTGTTTCTCAAAGATACGTTATGTTTGATGGCCCCTCTACAGTATTATGCAAAATAGCAAATCCGTTAGAAGGTATCATTAAAGATCCGAACTTTACTACTATCATTCAATCTATTCAACAATACAAAGGATAAAGGAGAAAATCATGCCAAAAATAAATCCTTCTGATCATCAATCATCAAATAATGATCGAAAATCAACAGAACCAATGAAAGCCGGAAAGAAGATACTAGCACCAGCTTCAGCTTCATTTCGATATACTATGAATCAAGAACGATATTGCGAAATATTTTATGTCTGTTTACACGATCTTGATAACAAAGAAAACGGTGATGTAGGTAAAACGATAAGTCAACGATATCTTTTGAGAGAATCGCATAACTGGAGATGGGCCGAACTAGCTGCCGTTTTAATGTATAGTGATGTATTCGATAATGAAGATCCAAAAGATGTTCAAGCTCTTCTATTAAAGAATGGGAATAGAATAAAAGTAGACCTAGTGGATGATGAATACAACGGAAAGAAAAGACTACAAATGAGAAACCTATCAAAGGTTTTGAAAGAAGGAAAAGTACCGGAATACACTGATAGCGAAGTCAAACATGTATCTGAAGCTGAAAGTGATTATTCTAAAGTCAATGAGTATCGTATACAACAAGGCTGGACTACTGAAATACTTCCTAAATATCAAAAGAGTACATCAAACGAACCAACTGAAAATGATGATTGGGATATTCCTGATGATGATGATAATAACGATATCCCCTTTTAAGGAATACAGAAAATGATTGTTGTAGGTATAGATCCAGCTTCAAACGGAGCAGCTACCATATTGAAAGATAAAGTAGCACAAATCGTATTTGAATGGAAATGTAGAAATAGGAAAGCAGGCCGTGTCTATGTTCTATCTATATCTACATACGGTTCTGATGAAAAAACGATAATAGATTGTAAATGTGGAGCTGATATAGGTGCTCAAATAGGTGCGTATGTACT